TTAATCCCTGCGAGCATCTGTCTTACCATCAGCACGAGCAATACGATCTAAATCTGGACGTACACCAAGTGCATTACTCATAAGTGTATCAATTCTAATAACATCGTGGTTCATCGTCTTTACACGGTTATCAAGTGCCATAATGATACCTTTGATACCATTCACTGAACTTGTAACGCCAGCCAAAATAAATTTTAGGGTTAAAAATACAAAATAACCGCCTGCACAGGCGGCTGCAATAGGGAATCCAACTTCACCAACTAATTTTAAAAAATCCATTTCATTGACCTATCATTTTTATAATAGTTTCTAATAAAATTGCGCCTGTAAGCGAACCAAGCACAACACCAGCCCACATGTAGATGCACGTGAAATAATTCGGAACGTGTCTTTTTATAATTAGCCACTCTTGCGTGGTCATGTTGGCTCCAAAAATACCTAATGATATTTACCATTTGTTAATAAAAAATAGCTTGACAATACGTGATTTTAGTGTATATTGGGAGTATGAAACACAGAGACATGATGATAGATATCGAGACATTGGGCAAAACACCCGATGCCACCGTTTTAACCATTGCTGGCGTTACCTTTGACCGTATGGGCAATTATGGTATGGTAGCAGACCCAACCACGCTAGACTTCTTCTATTGTCGTGTAGAGGTAGAAAATCAAAATCGTCAGATTGATGATGACACTGTTCAGTGGTGGGCAAAACAACCTGATGAAGCAAAAGCAGAAGCCTTTGCTACTGATAATAGATTGCCACTTGGCGATGCAATGAAAGCATTTAATAGTTGGGCACAAGGAGCAGATCGTTATTGGGCAAATGGCGTTCAATTTGATTTTGGTATCCTTGAAAGTTGTAACCGTCAATTAGGTTATAACAATGCTTGGCAGTTTTGGCAAGTGTTAGATGCTCGCACAATTTATAAATTAGTGCCTGACCATTTTATTCCGCAAAATAACAAACACCATGCCTTGTGGGACTGTTTGTCACAAATACAACGTTTAACTGAGTGTTTTCACAAGTTAGGCGTATATCCTAATAAATAATGTATGGACACAAACACTATACCTTATACTTATTTAATAGGTTGGTCTTCTCATAATAAATGGTATTATGGGGTTAGATATGCAACTGGATGCAATCCTACGGAATTGTGGAAATCATATAAAACTAGTAGTAAATATGTAAAGCAATTTGTAAAAGATAATGGTGATCCAGATATAATACAAATTCGTAAAATTTTTTCAGATAGAAATTTAGCCAGATTTTGGGAAACAAAAGTATTATCTCGTATAGGCGTTATTAATGATACCAAATGGTTAAATGAAACTAATAATATAGCAATATCACATGAGAAAGGCATTGAAGGTTCATTAAAGGCGGCAAGTATTACAAAAGGTGTTACTCAAACAAAAAACCATATTGAAAAAAGAACAATGGCGCTACGAGGAAAAAATAGAACAGAAGAAACAAAAGAAAAACTTCGTAAACCAAAGACAGAAGAACATAAACAAAAATTACGAAAACCAAAATCAGAAGAGACTAAGTTAAAAATAAGTTTGGCTAGAAAAGGCAAGGTTGGTCATAAACACACCGAAGAACATAAAATTAAAATGTCTATAATCATGAAAGGTAATAAAAATGGAACTAAAGCAAAAATGTAATTCTTGGGGGTATCATTTATTGATTGATGCCACCGCTGGCGATAAGGAACTTATCGGTTCAAGGGAAAATATCTATAACTTTATCAAGGAACTAGTTGTTGTTATTGATATGACAGCGTTTGGTGAGCCTTGGATTGAACGTTTCGCTACTCATGCAGCAGATAAGGCTGGTTACAGTCTTTGCCAAATGATCGAGACTTCAAACATCACTGGTCACTTCTGTGATAATGATGGCAATTTCTATATTGACGTATTCTCATGCAAGCCATTTGAAAATGAACTTGTGTTCTCTACTGTGGAAAAGTATTTCAAGCCACAGAAGATTCGTCATCACTATATTTCACGTGATGCTTAACTGGCACCTTTGCCAATATCAAATGAAAACTTACCTTTAATGGCGGTGCTGGTATAATTTTTACCAGCATCGATCATTACTCTACCATCAAATTTAGGCGGATATACAGTTCTAAAACCTGTAATATGAACATCGCCACCAACTACTTTAGCATCAGTATAAACTTGAATAATACTTGCTTGGTTTAAGAAAGCACGACATGCTTCTTGGAATTTAGTATCTTCATTTAATTTCTTTGCCACACTTTTTGCACAATTTGCTAGTAGCACCAATCCAATATTATAACCAGGACTGCTACTCTTGCTACCAAATGCAATGAATAGCTTTTTAGCATTTTGGCTCATTTTTTGTGGTTTATTTGTTTTACTATCAATATGATGTAGAATTTCTTCTTTTAAATAGCTATCAATAATACCTAATCGTTCACCCAACACTAGTGGTCCCATCTTTTGACCTTCGTTGGCAATTGTTTCAATAATGCTTACTGCATGTTTATATTTCTTTTTTAGTGATGCATTTTTATCTTCATTCATTGCATCCCAAATATTTTTAACGCTTGCCTTGGCACCTTTATCGCCTTTGGTGCTAACGCCGAGCGTATGTCCATCTGGTGCAACAAACTCACTATCTACTAAATTATTATTTTTATTTTGTGGAAACCAAACTGCACAACTGCTGTAATTAGTTTTTAAAATATCTTTTTGTGCATTTGCACTATTTGTATCTCTAATAATACCACTCATTAATGCAAGCGGACTTATAATCTCACCAAGGTGATCACGAACACTGGTTAATTTATCACCAAGTCCTTTAAACACAGCAACCTTTGCTCCGCTGGCAACCATGCGTAGCCCTTCCATAATTTCAGGACTTGCGCCATTGTTTTCAATAGCTTGTAGCAATTCATCAGCACTGGTAAATTTATTTTCACTTTTAATTAAATCTTGTGGAGTCATGCCACTGCGTGATTTTTCAGCAGTTTTGCTGCTCCATAACCAACCTTGCGGTATTTCATTATTTGCCCAACTGCTGATTACATTTGCTGGCACAACACGATACCAGCGACCCCATAGCATAACATCGCCTTCTTCGGTATCCATAAACATAATAGCAAAAGCATTATTAGTTGGTTTTTCTTGGTTAACCCAAGTAATTTCTTTGCCAGTTCGTGTTTGAATACGTTCAACAGCCTTTAATGCAGTTGCATGGTCTTTGTAAGCATTATTTGGTTTAGTATCAGGATACATTTCAGCACGATTAAACGTTGCGCTTTGACCATTATCGTTTACATACGTATCGCCTTTTTTACGACCAAATACACCTTTTGCTTCTGCAATAAACTGGAACGCTCTCATTTTGCTTCTTCCCAATTAGGATCAGCACGTAGATTTGTAAGGAGAATATTTGCTTCTGATTTTGGTAGTTTTTGCAAGATGCTTTCTACACTGCCAAGGTCGGCAGAGATTGCGCCATTGCCAAGTAGCATTTTTGCAACTGTATCAATATCATTAGATACAAAATCACCTTTCTTTCCATCAGGTGTGCGTTTAAATAAACCTTGCCATGGGCTAAACATATATCCCTTGGCTTTAGCAAGCATTGCAATGGTCAGAATTTTATTCTTGCCTTTGTATGGGCTTCCCTGTGGCACGTTATGCACATGGAATTTAGAAATAGCACTAGCTTGTGGTGTGACCATAATATCTGCTTGGGCTTTATTACCATCTGGAAGTGGCACAAGGATATGAACATTAATGCCACTTTGAGCAGTATTAAAACCTAGATTATGTAGATAATCGTTTAAAGCTTTACGAGCAGTTTTGCCATCAGTTGCTTTGAATACTTCTTTGACAGTATTTTCATCTGCCATAACATCAAAATCACCGCTAGTTTTACCTGGTGTTGGATTTGCACCGCTGCCAATAGGATGCACAACGATGCCAGTTTTAGCAAGAGCATCATTGATTACTTTTACAATATGTGGTGCAAATTTCTGATCGAAATCGGTGGCATCACCAAACATGTTGCCACCTTCCAGAAGTATTTTAGACTCTGTAATAAATTCTTTACTGCGCATAAAGATATTTATTGTATCTGTATATTCGGGAAATATCTTATAAATGTGTCGCCACTGTTATT